CTGCGGCTCCGGCCTGACGGTCGGATACCGGCCGTTTTTCCGGTTCAGGCGGAATTGTTCGCGCTTCATGCGGTCTGGCGGTACGGGTTCGATGGTTCCGCCGCGCGCGAGGTATTCCGCGACATCGGCCGCGAGCTGGTCGCGGGTGAGGCGGCGCGCGCCTGGTGAGTCCTTCACGTTGGCGAGGCGTGGGAATGAGCGGGTGAGTATTTCGGTGCCGCGCGTTCGCATGGTTGTTTACTCCTGAAGGGTTCGGAAAGCTGTTGCAGCCACGATTGGAACCTGTCCGTTTCCAATGGCGCGGAGTCGGTCCATCCGGGCGGCCACGCCATGAGCCATTCGGCCCACTCCGGGTTGACTGGCCCACCATCTTTCGCCATGACGTAATGATCCAGCCGGACCATGGCGCGCGATTCGCCGGAGCGTCGCGTTAAAGCGTTCCTGCTTGAGCCTTTCGCCATTGACGCCAGCGGCGTCGGCAAGTATCCAGAGGCGCTCGCGTCGGTGGGGCGCACCAGCTCCGGCAGCGGAAAAAACTCCCCAGCGACAGTGATACCCCAGCTCGGCCAAGTCCCCGAGTATTCGGCCAAGCCCTCTACCAGCGAGCATTGGCGAGTTTTCCACGAGCGCGAAACGGGGTCGTATTTCGCCAATGACTCGGGCCATTTCCAGCCAGAGGCCGGAGCGTTCGCCGTCGATTCCTTCGCCGGCTCCTGCTGCGGATATGTCCTGGCAGGGAAAGCCGCCAGATACCACGTCAACAATTCCGCGCCACGGTCGGCCGTCAAAGGTGCGGACGTCATCCCATACCGGGAAAGGCGCGAGAATCCCGTCGTTCTGTCGCTGTAGAAGCACGGCGGCGGCGTAGGGGTCGAGTTCGACGGCGCAGACGGTTCGCCAGCCGAGCAGCAAGCCGCCGAGTATTCCGCCACCAGCGCCCGCGAATAAAGCCAGCTCATGCATTTCGGTCCTCGGGGTTGTTATCCGGTGTGTGGTGGCTGGTTTTCTTCGGGTCGATCCATCCCAGCGCGCGCGAGAAGGATTCCGGCGCGAGCAGGAACCAGAGAATGCCGAGCGGCGTCAGGAGCGCGCCGGCGGCGATTGCCACCAGCAGCAGCGCGAGCTTCAGCGGGAAAAGCAGCCAGTCGCGCGGGGTCAATGGGTTGCTCATTACGCGGCCCTCGGGCGCGCGCTGCGGCGCCTGTTCTCTGCTTCGTATTCGGCTGCTTCGGCCATTGTGAGCGGTCGGCATTCACGTTTTCCGCAACGGGAGCAGAGCCGGAATTTCTCCGGTTTTTTGCTGGTTTTCCGCCAGTTGCTGAGCTTGTGTCCGCGTACTAGGCAAATGAATCTGTTCATGTGTTCGGCTCCTTGTAGCCATGGATTGAGGCGGCAGCCTGTACGATGATCGGCCAGCCGATCAGTTCGCCTGGTTGCCAGTGGTAGCCGTTCGGGCTCCAGAGCGAGCCGTCACGGTCAATAACAAATCCTTCCCAGCCGGGTTGTGTGAACAGCCCGACGGCGGCGTATAGCGCGAGTTTCGCGGGGTGCGGTACGGGCGCGCCGGAAATCCAGCGGCGCACGGTGCGCGTGGTGACGCCTAGATACTCGGCCAGTGCGTCAATGGGGAATGCGCGGAGGTGCGGGCCAAAGATGACCCAGCACCAGCCCGGCCTGGTGTGCCGGATTTCAAGGGCGTGCTGCATACATTCGGGATTATTTTTCTTTCCCGAAGCTATAGCGCGCGGCGTGCGTTTTGTGGTTAGGGGTGCGCGTTCGGTATGCCGAAATGCGCGCTCGGGTTGACACTGTGGCGGATTCCTTGCGATGGTTCGCACTGTTGGGGGTCGGTGGGGTTCGGTCGATTTCGCATAATAAATATTTCGGGTCATCATTTACGCTGCTTCCCGGCTGCTGTAAGTTCCCGGATTGTAATGCAAATCTTCCGAATCTAGCAGGTTTCCGAGCGTGAAATTTCGTCCGTTTCGGGCGTTCTGATCGCGTTCCGGTTCTGCTTCCCACGGTCCCCGGCAATCCCCAAGTGGGGTTGCTCGGGTATCGGTCAGGGTGCAATTCCCGTCACAGTTCCCCGAGTGTGAAACAGCCGGCGCGCAGGGCGTTATTCGGGGACGCGCTCCGGTGAGAAGGTAAAGCGGTCGGTCCGTGTGACTGGCAAACCGCGAGGGCCCCGAGCTGTAAGCGAAGGCGACCGGCTGACGGTTGGCGCGCTGGCAGGCAAGGCGCGGCTTCGGCTGCGTCTGGGCCTGCTTTGCTCCGGCTCCTGCTTCGGGTTGGCGCAGGGCGGGCAACGGCGAGGCCGGCCAGCCTGCCCCGCAGCGCAGCCCTCGGCAGCGCAGCGGAGGGGCAGGCGGAAGGGCCGGCCGGCGGCGGATCGCGGAATAGAATCGGAGATTGCGATGGCGCGCACATGGGGCAGCCTCGGGGTCGTAAAGAGCGAGTTCGAGCGTGATTTCTACGCGGAATGCCGTCGCCTGAAAATCAAGCCGGGCCGGATGGCGGCTCAAATGCTCAAATCGGCATACGACGCGAACGAACGGCGCGAGTTTGCCGTTCTGCTGAAGCTCGCGCTTGACCAATCCAGCGACAACCACAATCCGCAGCAGCAGGCGTTACCGCTCCTGGTCGTGGAGCGATACGACAATCCGCTGGCTCGGGTGATCGAGGGCGAGGCCGTTGCAGCCTGAGGCTCTCAGCGTCACGGGTGACTATCGGCCGCGCGAGTGGGCGCGAGCTGTTCACGCCGGGCTTGATTCGAAGCGGAACGGCGTGATTGTCGCGCACCGCCGGGCCGGAAAAACCGTGCTGATCGTGGCGCAGCTCATACGCGATCTGTTCCGCTGCAAGCTCCCAGCTCCGCAAGTGGCGTTCATCGCGCCGACGGCCAGCCAAGCGCGCAAGGTGGCTTGGCCGTATTTCCGAAAAATGCTCTCGCATATCCCCGGTGTCGAGTTCCGCGAGTTCTCGCTGGAGATTCGGACGCCTGGCGGCGGTCGCGTGATATTCGCCAGCGGTGAGCAATACGACAGATTGCGCGGCCTGTATCTGGACGCTGCGGCCGTGGATGAGGGCGCGGACTGTCCCGAGTCGCTGATCGGTCAGGTATTACGGCCGGCGCTCGCGGATCGGGGCGGCAAGCTCTACATGATCGGAACGGTAAAGGGCCGCGGCCCGTTCTGGCAGACGTTCGAGCGTGCGCGCTCGAATCCGGCGGATTGGTACAGCGGGCTATTCCTGCCGCATGACACGGACGCCCTGCCGGCTGCCGAGCTGGAATTGCTCCGGCGGGAAATGTCGGATGATGAGTACCGGCAGGAAATGTTGTGCGATCCCGACGCGGCCGTGCGCGGGGCCTACTACGGCGGCGAGCTGCGGAAGGCGCAGGAGCAGGGCCGCATAACGTCCGTTCCCTACGATGAAAACCTGCCGGTGACGGTCGCCTTTGACCTGGGCATCAGCGATAGCACCGCGGTCTGGTTCGCCCAGCTCCATCGGGGCGGCGAGATTCGGCTGATTGACTTCCGCGAGTGGGCTAATACGGCGTTCACCCAAATCCTGCGAGAGATTCGCGAGCTTCCGTACCATTACGGCGAGTTCATCGGGCCGCATGACCTGAAGGTGAGGGAATACACAAGCGGGCAATCGCGGTTTGATGCGGCCGCGGAGCTGGGCGTTATCTTCACGATTGCGCCGCGCCTGCCGGTTATCGACGGGATCGAGGCGGTACGGCGCGCGCTGGGGCGGTGCTGGTTCGATGGTGAGCGAACGAAGCAGGGCCGGGACGCGCTCCAGCTCTACCGCTCGGAGTGGGACGACAAGCGGCGCGTGCTGTCGCGCAATCCGGTGCACGACTGGACGAGCCACGCGGCCGATTCTTTCCGGTATCTCATAACGGCGACCAGCGGCGGGCAGGCGCGCAGCCTGTTCGAGTCTGCGCCAATCGACTATGACGCGATCATTGATCGCCAGAGGGTGTGATGGCAGTAAGCGAGTCGGAGCTGGTTGCCTGGTTGCGGACGGAGCTAGAGCAGGCGGAGGGCTACAACGGCGGCGAGCTGCAAGCGGTCCGCAAGGCGGCCTTGGATCGGTATTACGGGCGGCCGTTCGGGAACGAAATCAAGGGCCGCAGCGACGCGCAATCGAATGACATCGCGGACATGGTGGAGGCGCTCATCGCCCAGCTCTTGCCGGGATTCGGGGGCGATGCGCCTGCCGAGTTCGAGCCGGAATCCGATGATGATGTGGAGCGCGCGCAAGTCGAGTCCGACGTCGTGAACTCGGTTCTGATCGAAGCCAATCGCGGGTATGTGCTGTTTCAGGAAGCGATGCGGGACGCGCTATTGCTTCGCAATGCGTGGGTGAAGGTCTGGCTAGATGAATCGAAGTCGGTCGACCGGCAGCGTTATACGGCCGTTCCGGTGGAGGCGGTGGCCCAGCTCGAAACGCGGCCTACGCCGCCGGGAATCGTGGTCGAGGTCGAGCGGGTGCGCGAGGCTGGCGAGGGCCTTGTGGATTTCACGTTGAAGGTTACGAAAACGCGGCAGCGGCTACGGGTCGCGGCGGTCG